ACAGGGAGATCTCTCTGGACGGTCCTCGATCGAGGCTGATTCGGCCGAGAACGGATCGGCGGCCTACATACCTGGACAGATTCCGCCTCGACTGGTCACGCCGAGACATGGGGACAAGAGTATCGGCCCTCTGGTTGCGGCGTGGGCTGCGGACAACCTTCGGATCGAGTTGTATCCGTGGCAGGTTGAGTATCTGGACGGCGCGCTTGAGGTCGATGACGCCGGCGACTTGCTGCACAGGTTTTCGCTGGCATCGACCGCAAGACAGCAAGGCAAAACCGTGCTGCTCGCTGCGCTGATCGGCTGGTGGATGACGGCCGGCCGCCTGTACCGAGGAGCGCCTCAACAGGTGCTGTCTGTGGCGCACCAGTACACGACCGCCGAGCTCATCCCCCAAACCCTGTTCCCGATCCTTGAGGAACGCTACGGCTTCAAAACGTTCGTCAGCTCGGGCCGCATGATGGCGCAAGACGAGAACGATGGCAGCTGGTGGAGAATCCAATCCGCAACACCGCGAGCCGGCCACGGCCTCTCCGTCGATCTCCTCGTCGTCGACGAGCTGTTCGCCGTGCAAGAAGTCGTCCTCGACGCCGGCCTGCTCCCAACGCAACGCGCCAGGAGAAACCCGCTCGCCGTGTTCACCTCGACGGCCGGCACCGAAGAGTCGAGGGCGCTGATCCGCTGGCGAGAGCGCGGCATCCAACAAATTGAGGCCGGCAGCCCGGGCCGCATCCATTTCGCCGAATGGTCACCGCCGCCGAACGTCGACCCATCGGATCGACGCTGGTGGCACATGGCAAACCCGTCGCTCGACCTCGGCTACCTCACGATGCAAGACCTCGAGGACGGCTACAACTCGCCAAACCGCGACGCCTGGCTCCGAACCGACCTCAACCTGTGGACAGCAGCCGCCGGCTCATGGCTCCCGCACGGCGCATGGGAAGAACTCATCACGTTCCAAGAAATGCCAGCCGGTGGCGTCCTGGCTGTCGATTCTGATGCAGACGGCGTCGGCTTCGTGGGCGTCCGAGTCGCCCGCCGCGACGACGGCAAACTCCAGGCACGTTCCGAGTTCCGAGTCGAATCGCTGTCAGCAATGTGGGACACCGTCGTCGAGCTCCTCAAAGACAAAACGATGGCGCTCGCACTCACCCCCGGCCTCGCCGGCCTCTGCCCGCTCGACCTGACTCGACGCATGACCATCTGGGGCCAGCAAGAGATGACAAAGTACACGGCGATCGTTCGAGGCATGATCCTCGAAGGCGCAATGCTGCACGAAGGACAAATGTCGCTGTCGGAGCATGTCAACCGTGCAGTCTCGGGCCGCTCCTCAGGGAACACGATCACGATCACGTCGGCTCGATCACCGGGACCAATCGAACAATGCCGCTGTCTGATCGCCGCCGCTGGCATGTCCTCGAAGCCGGCGATCGTTTCCAGAGCTGCGATAGGAATGTCGAAATAATCCTCGCAACTTATCCACAGGGCTGCTAGCGTCCCGCGTCGTGGGACTGTTCCGCACCAAAAAGGAGTCGCCAGCCTTCGGCTCTTCTGAGGTCAAGGCTGCCGCTGGCAGCGCGGGCCGTCCCGGGCTCTGGCAGACCTACACCGTCGGGGCTGGGACTGCCAGGGCCTTGAGCATCCCCACCGTGTCCCGCGCCGTCGGCCTAATCACCTCGACGATCGCCGGCCTTGACCTTCGCACCTACACGCTGCAATGGGATCCCGAGCAGGAACGCTACGAACGCATCTACATCGAGGGCGAGTCGTGGATGACCCGACCCGATCCGAAGGTCACCCGCAACTTTATGATCAGCGGCACCGTCAAAGATCTGATGTTGCACGGTCGCTCGTTCTGGTACATCACGACCCGCTACTCGACCGGCTTTCCGGCCTCGTTCGTTCACCTCCCGATCGACAACGTCAACACACCCGACGAGGCCGGCCCCGAATGGTTTGGCCCCGCACAAGAAATCTCGTTCAACGGCGTCGACCTCGACCCCGCAAACGTCGTCCAGTTCCTCTCACCGCTGGACGGCATCCTGTGGACAGGGGCCCGCTCGATCGACATCGCCTACCGGCTCGACGAGGCCGCCAAACGTTTCGCGTCAACCGAAATCGCAGCCGGCTACCTCCAACAGACCGACGGGACCGAAAGCCTGTCAGGCGAAGAGCTGTCCGAGCTTGCCCAGGCATGGGCCACGGCCCGCCAAACTCGAGCAGTCGGAGCGTTGAACAACTCCGTCAGGTGGGAAGAGTTCAAGAGCAACCCTGCCACCTTGCAGCTCATGGAGGGCCGCCAGCACGCCGCCCTTGAGCTGTCCCGAATCTGCCAGGTTCCCGCATGGCTCGTCGGCCTCTCCGTCGGCGGCATGACCTACCAAAACTCCCAGCAGGCCCGCACCGACCTCATCCTGTTCGGCGCCATGCCGTTCATCCGTTGCATCGAGGAAACCCTCTCACTCGACACCATCATGCCGCGCGGCCGCCACGTCGAATTCGACGTCGACGCCTACATCGCCGGCGCAGAACTTACCAGCGACATCCCCATTGAGGGACCAGTCGCCCAGGAGGCATTGTGATCCGTTTCACCGCACAGTCAGTATCGCTGGACGCCGCAGCAGGGGAGGAAGCCCCGACTCGGCAGATCAGCGGCATCGCCGTCCCGTACAACGTCGACGCGATCGTGTCAGGCGGGCAGCGTGTTCGCATCCTGCCTGGCGCAATCGTCGAAGGCAAAGCGCCACGCCTGCTCGCCGAGCACGACCACACCCGAGTCGTCGGCATGGTGACAGCATCCGAGTCCGATTCGGACGGCCTGCTGTTCACCGCGAAGATCGCCGAGACCCGCGCCGGCGACGAGCTGCTCGAGCTCATCAAAATGGGCGCCTACGACTCCGTCAGCGTCGGCCTCAACCCGATCGACGTTGAGCAGGACGGCAAAACGCTCGTCGTGAAGGCTGCCGAATGGGAAGAACTCTCAGTCGTGTATGCGCCGGCGTTCACCGACGCGAAGATCACCGAAATCGCCGCCTCCGCTGAGGAGGAGGACAACCCCGACACCGACCAACCACAACCGTCCGAGGAGGACACCACAATGGAAGATCAGACCCCTGAGGTCGTCGAGGCCGCCGCCGCTGAGGTTGTGGCAACCCCGACCGTGTTCGCGAAGCCCCGCAAGGCGACGCTCCCCCCGCTTTCCGACTACATCCAAGCCGCCCGCGAGGGTGGCAGCCGCTGGCACCTGCTGAACGAGCAGATTCAAGCCGCCACCGGCGACGTAGTCGTGTCCGACGCAGCCGGCCTAGTGCCCACGCCCGTCGTGACCCCGTACTACGACGACATCCAGCCCCTGCGCCCGATCGTAAACGCCCTCGGCGTCCGTGGCATGCCGGCCGCCGGCTCCACCTTCCTCCGCCCAAAGGTCGCGAACCACTCAGGTGTCGCCGTTCAGTCTTCTGAGCTCGGCACCCTCGAGACGCAGGACTTCGACCTGTCGAACGTCACGTTCACCAAAAAGACCTTCGGCGGCAAGCTCGTCCTCTCTGAGCAGGTCATCGACTGGTCAACCCCGTCGATGCTCCAGGCATCCGTCGAGGACTTGGCCGGCCAGTACGCCCTCGCCACCGAGGACTACGTCGTCGACCAGCTCGCCGCAGCGATCACCAACAGCCAAGAAGTGATCGTGTCCGACTTCACGTCGGCCTCAGAGGTCATTGCCGACCTGTACACCGCCGCCGCCTCGATCGCAGCGACCGGCAACTACTTCCCGAACGCCCTCGTCATGGCTCCCGTCATGTGGGCCAAGCTCGGCGGCCTCCTCGATGGCGACAGCCGCCCGCTGTTCCCGTCGGCCTCACCGTCGAACGGCATCGGCACCCTCCCGCAGGGCGTCACCGGCACCACGGGCAACCCGCTCGGCCTGAACCTCATCGTGTCGAACCAGATCGGCACGCAGGCGGTCGGCAACAAGGATGCCAACGAGTACTGGTGGCTCATGAACAGCCGTGGCGTCGAGTTCTACGAGGACTACAAGGGATTCCTCCAGGTCGTCGGCACCAACCTCGGCGTCACGGTCCTGGTGCGAGGCTACGTCGCCTGCGAGGTCATCGACGTCAACATGATCCGAATCCTCGGCCCAGACGCCACCTTCTGATCCCTCCCCTGAGCTCTGGACGACGCTATGGCTGACTACACCATCACCCACGCATGGCGGGTAGACGGCTATGGCGTCGTCCAGACTCTCGAGAACCTCGACGGACTGATCGTCGGCTCCGACATCAACATCTCAGGGCTCTCGCAAACCAACCTAAACGGCAATCACGTTGTCTACAGCCTCAACAACTACGAGCTGATCGAGGTTGATGACGACGGCGACCTCGTGTTCGACGCCGACATCGTCCGAGCCAACCAGGTGATCTTCGCCGACTCAGGCGACGACATCACGAGGACCACCGACTCGGGCACGCTCACCTACACACCGACATGCACCTGGATCGTGAACGCTGACGTAGTCGAATGGCTCGGCATCGCCGCCGCCACAGCAAACGACACGGCGTTCATCACCGACTGCGTCGCCGCCTCGAACGCCTACTGCTCAAGGAAACGACGCAACGCCGGCTACTTCGACGCGTTGAACACGGCCCCGTCAGGCGACGTATTCCTCGGGACCGTGATGTACGCCGCGACCTTGTACCGGGAACGTGGCAGCGTCGACTCGTTCGCCTCGTTCGACAACATGGGCGGAGGCACCCCGTTCGGCAGCATGGGCCGCATCAAGCAGCTCCTCGGAATCGACAGGCCACAGGTGGGATGAAGTGGCGGCCACAGGCATCCTCGCCGACGCCTACAGCAGCGTCACGACAGCCCTGGCCGCTGCTGGCCTTGTGGTGGTCACCGACCCGCGTAACGCTCGTCCCATGTCAGTTTTCGTCGAGCTACCGTCGGGCCGCGCGTTCAATGAGAACATTGTCGACGTCACCATACGGCTACGCGTGCTGGCAGCACCCCCCGGCAACCAAGACGCGTCCGACTACCTTCTGACCGTGTTCAACACGATCCACCAACTCAAGACGGTCGCCGTGACAGACTTCACGCCGTCCGCAACCTCGGTCGGAGATCAAACGATCCCGTCCTATGACATAACCGTCCGCCTCTCAACTAGGAGAAACTGAACATGGCAACCACCACCGTCCTATCGCAGCCAAACCTGTTGATCGACTCCGTCGACTACAGCGACCAATGCAGCTCGGCCACCGTCACCCTCGTATTCGAGTCGCTCGAGTCGACCTCGTTCGCCGATGGTGCCCGCAAGTACACGGCCGGCCTCGGCAACCACGAGGTCACCTGCACGCTGATGCTCGCCTACGGCACCAGCGAGGTCGAGGAGAACCTCGAGGGCCTCGTTGGCACAAACGTCGACGTTGAGATCTATGCGACGAACAGCCAGACGGCCGCCGCCGGGAACCCCAAGTACACCTTCACCGGCATGTACCTGGAGTCGATCACCCCGATCAACGGCGCACTTGGCGAGCTCCAGACGGTCGACCTGACCTTCACCGGCGGAACCTACGCACGCGCCACGTCCTGACCTGAGGGCCCCGACATGATTCCTCAGCTCGACATCACACTCGACCTCGGCGAAGGCCCTGTCACAGTCGTCACCTCCCTGCCTGTTTGGATGGCATGGGAAAAGCAGACCGGCAAAACCCTCACCGACCTCCAGAACGGCATCGGAGCGACCGACCTCGCGATCTTGGCCTACGAAGGCTGCAAGGTCGCAAAGGTCGTCGTCCCAGCCACACTCGACGGCTTCTCAAGGAAGATCGTCGATGGCCCGTCGCTCGGAGGCGACGCAGCTGCGGGCCCTACCGAAGGGGAACCGTTCACCGACAACTAGCAGAGCTGCTTGTCGAAATTGGATGGTGGCCCCCTGACATACCATTCGAGGCACGAGACCTAGCGACTACGGTCGAGGTCATCAACGACAGGAAAAAGCAGCATGGCAGGAACAACCTTCAGAGTCGCCGCAGAGGCTGATGGGTTGGCCGACGCCATCAAGACCCTCGGCAAGGTCGATCCCGAGCTCAAGAAAGAGCTCATCCGCTCAATGAAGAAGGCGGCAGACCCGCTTGTGGCCGAAGCACGCTCCCTCGTCCCTGCTGCGAGACCTTTGACGAATTGGTACGGCTGGAAGGGCGGCTACGACGCCGGCAAGGTGCGCCGAGGCATCAAGGTATCGCAGCGCAATACGGCGCAACGTGGCAACGACGGCCGTCGACAGGAAACGATCCGACTCCTGGCACTTGTCTCCACCTCGGCTGCCGGCGCAATCTACGACATCGCTGGCCGTGCGGGTGGGACAGGTCGCGGATCCGAAGGTGCAGCTCGAGGTCAAGCGATGATCCGCAAACTCGACGAGAACGGAAGAGCATCCCGTACCTTGTGGCCCGCAGCCGAAAAGAAGCTACCCGAAGTGCAAGACGCTGTTCGTGACGCTATCGCCGAGATGGAGGACACGATCCAGAAAGAACTCGAGGCCCGCTGATGGCGATCACCGTCCCAATCATTTCCGAATGGAACAAAACGCAGCTTCAAAAAGCGCAGAAAGACATCGAGACGTTCGGCTCGAAGGCCGGGAAAGCGTTCAACGGGCTCGCATCGGCCGGTAAGAAACTCGCCCTCGGCCTGGCCGGCGTCTCGGTCGCTGCGATCGCCGTCGGCAAAGACCTGGTCGAGGCCGGGGAACGAGCCTCAACGTCGAACGCTCGCATCGACCAAATCACCGAGTCGATGGGGCTGTTCGGCGAACGTACTGGCGAGGTCACCGAACGACTCAAGGATCTCGCAAACGAGACGGCTCGCAAGACCGGCATCGATCAAAATCAGATCAAGCAGGCACAAGCGACGCTGCTCACTTTCAAAGATCTCGCATGGTCAGCAAATGACGTCGGCGGCAATTTCGATCGTGCCACTCAGGCAGCTCTCGACTTGGCATCGGCCGGTTTCGGATCCGCCGAGTCGAACGCTGTGGCGCTCGGCAAGGCGCTGAACGATCCGATCGCCGGCCTCTCAGCATTGGCCCGTTCTGGTGTGACGTTCAGCGAAGCCGAGAAAGAGGTCATCGCGACGCTGGTCGAGTCTGGCAACACCTACAAGGCGCAGCAGCTCATCCTCGAGGCGATCGAAAAACAGGTGGGAGGCACCGCCGAAGCGACAGCGAACTCGAGCGACAAAATGCGCGTCGCGTTCTCCCAGCTGCAGGAACGAGTCGGCCTCGCGCTCCTGCCCGTCTTTGAGAAACTGTCGCTGTTTTTCATCGACACCCTCGTCCCCACCCTCGAACGCGCATATAACACCGTCATTCCAGCCTTTCGAAACGCATGGCAATCCGTATCCGACGCCATCGGCCCCCTCATCAAAGACCTCGCCGAGTTCCTCGGGCCCATCATCGAACGCATCATCACGTTCCTCAAAGAGAACACCGAAGTCGTCAAGGTATTCATGGCCGTCCTCGCCGGCGCAGCCACCCTCGCAATGATCGCCGCCCTGGTCGCAGCGATCGGCGCCTTGTTCAACCCTGTGACGTTGATTATCGGCGGAATCGCAGCTCTCGCCGCCGGCATTGCTTACGCCTGGAACAATTTTGAAACGTTCCGAAACGTCGTGACGACGACGTTCTCCGTGTTGCGAACCACGTTCACGACATGGTGGACCGTTGTCAAATGGGTGTTCGACAACGTTTTCGGTGGCATGGACGGCATCAGAAAAGCCACCACAGTCCTGAAAGTCGCATTTCAAACATCGTTCAACGCAATCAAAACCGTGGTCATGTCGATCTACGACGCGATCCAGTCTGTGATAAGCGCAGCTCGAACAGCGATCAACACCGTTTCAACGGTCGTCGACAAAGCCAAAAGTATCCCAGGCTCCGGTCTCGTGTCCTCGGCCATCGGAGCGATCAGCGGCATTCTGCCATTCGCTGAAGGTGGCATCGTTACCGGCCCTACCGTCGGCCTCGTCGGCGAAGCTGGGCCCGAAGCAATCATTCCGCTCGACAAAATGGGCTCAATGGGCGGCACCATGAACATCACGATCAACATGCCCGCCGGCACAGACGGCGACGAAGTCATCCGAGCGCTACAACGCCACGCCAGAAACTCCGGTGCCCTTGCGCTGCCTGTTACGAGCTTGAGGCGTTTCTGATGCCCGCCTGGCCCGATTACACGATCACGATCGTCGACTTCAATCACACGATCGACGTGACGGACCTGTGCACAGGTTTCTCGACTGAGATCAAGGTCGGTATCGCAGAGCTCGGCAAAGCATCGGCGACTGTCACGCTCGACAACGACGACGGCAGGTTCACCCCTTACGAGGGCGGAGGGACCGGCACCTACCGGTATCTCGACTGGTACAGCCAAACAATCCAAATCGTCAACGACACGACACGCGTCGTGTTCGATGGTGTGATTCGCGACATCAGTTTCGACGACAACGGCGTCAATTCGACGATGACAATCACCGCTGTCGACTGGCTGAGCGCCGCCAGCAGCGAAGTCGTCGACGCGCCAGCCGTCGGATCCTTAGGAACCCCGGGTGAGTCAATGACCCGAGCGCTACAAGGAATCGCTGGATGGGGTCCGGGAGTCACCCTTCCGTATTTTGGTGACAGCACCGCGACACAGAACCCTGTCTGTTTCGATCAAGGCACCGGCTCAACGAGAACGCAGATGGTGGCGCTCACATCTGTTACGGCTCACGACATCATCGCCACCGTGATTATGCCCGCAGGCCCTTCGGTACATTTCCCCGGCGCCATCACCTTTCAACAATCGCCGAGGATCGCCACCTACAGGTGTGACGTCGTTGATTACACGCTGAACAAAACTTTCGCCGAAGGTGGTGTTATCTTTGACGAGAACCCGTCGGCTACGACATCTGCTGACGCCCGTCTACCGTTCTCAAAACTTGAGATCGGGTACTCGGACGACTTGCTTACAACAACCGCCACCGTTCAATCCGGCGTCGCCCTCGCATATTATTCGTTCACCTCGACGAACACCGACGCTGAGGAACGCTACGGCTCACGCGCCCGAACCTATTTGGACATCGGCGAACCGGGCTTAGCGGCTGTGACTCAATCAGCTGAGTTTTGGACTCAACGCGCGGCCGAGGTTCGTTACGTTCCCATACGGATCGAAACACGAACCTCGGTCTCAGAGGCGGCGCTCGGCAATTTGGGCCGTTCAAAAATGAACGACCTGCTCGCCATGCAAACCGTTCCTTTCTCTGTTGCCCGGATCACTTACACAGCGACCAACGGCGCCCAAGTCGACGTTCCGATGGTGATCACCGGCCGAAAGGTGAACGCCACGCCGTCCGATACCAGGATCATTCTTGACATGATCCCTGCCGTCGACTGGCAATCATTCGTCCTCGATGATGACCTGCTCGGCATTTTGGGAGACATCACCGACCAATACGATGAGGCGACGATCGAGTACGATCAACTAGGTTTCGACTATGACGGCGAAACCCTGGTCGGGAATCGGCTAGGTTAGGAGCGTCATGGCAACGAACTACCCCACCTCGCTTGACTCGTTCACGAACCCGACGTCGAGTTCGACGTTGAACTCGCCGTCTCATGCGGCGCAACACGCTAACGCGAACGACGCGATCGAAGCGATCGAAACGAAACTCGGTGTTGGTAATCACACGATCGGCACATACCAGACCTATACGCCAAGTTTTACAGGTATTGCTTTCTCGTCATATACGGCCAGGTACGCTCGCGTGAACAATTTGGTTCATGTTTGGTTTTCCGGCCTTCTAAGCGGCGCCGTAACTGGCACGATAGAAATCACAACCCCGACAAACTCGGAAGCGGTAACGAACGACATTATTTTCCCCGGAAATTGCACAGCGTTTGACGTTGGGTCAAGTGTTCTCTACCCCGGTGCAGTCATGATGAGGAACGGAGCATCATTGCAGTTTCGTACTGCCGCTTACCCGATGAACCTTTCATGGTCAAATAATCTTCCCTTTACATGGGCAACTGGTGACCTTCTGAGTTTTGATTTAGTGTACGAGGTGGCGTGAGATGGATTTGAGATCCGAATTTGATTCCGTCGAAGTACCTGAGGAATGGTGGCTGAAACGGATGCGTATCCACCGCAACGCGTTGCTTGTCGCATCTGATTGGACACAAACGGTGGATGATTCGACAAGTAACCGGCAGGCGTGGGCCGACTACCGTCAAGCGCTTCGCGACTTCCCTGCCACATGGACACCAGGTCCGGTTGCAGAGTTTCCTGAACCTCCAGAGGTGGTGTGATGGCGACGTTAGGTACGTTCGTGTCGGGGCAGGTGTTGACCGCCGCCGAACTGAACGCCATCGGCACATGGCAGGATTTTCCAGCAACAAAAGGTTTTGACAACATTACCGAAGGTAACGGGAATCTGATCCAGCGTTACTGTGAAGTCAACGAAATAGTGTTTTTCTACGCTACGTTTGAGTTAGGGAGTACTTCTGCTTTGACGGCTGGTGTTTTCGTTTTGCCTGTAGCCATGAATGATGCTTCCTCTGCTTTGCATTTTACAGCCAACTTTTCTAACGGCTCGACAGGTTACGCGGCAATGGTTCGGCAAATCAGCGCTACGGGGGTCATCATTCGTGCGATAGCCACTAGTGGCACATATGCGACGCAAGCAATCGTCACCTCAACTGTGCCGTTCACTTGGGCGAGTGGCGACCGTATCGCTATCAGCGGCTTCTACGAGAAGGCATGACGATGATGTTCGAACCCGAAGAATACGGCGCCACCTACAGCGAACAAATGCGCGCACACCGCGACCGTCTGCTGGCGGCGTCGGATTGGACCCAAGTCCCTGACGCACCAGTCGACCGGCAAGCATGGGCCGACTACCGGCAAGCCCTTCGCGACTTCCCTGCGACATGGACACCCGGCCCCACCGCAGAGTTCCCGGAGCCGCCCAATGCGTAACGCCTTCCTACTTCTCGGACTGAGCGCACTCTGCGCCATCCTTCTCTTCATCGCATCGGAGTAACAATGCCGAACATCACACAAATCATCAGCCGCTTGATCGCCGTGTTCATCGCCTCAGCGATCCCGAACGTCGGCGTCGGAGCCATGCTCGACGTCGACGCCGGGAAAGCAATGGTCATGTCAGGCGCCATCGCCGTCCTCGGCGTCGTCCAGCAGTTGGCTGTCGCGATGCGTGACAAAGGGACGATCACGCACGAAGACCTCGACAACGCCGTACACAGCACAGGAGACTGACGATGCCGTACACGAACTGGCATGACGGCCGGCAACCTGGCGCACCGTTCGACACCTGCTCACCAAACCTGCAGATGATTCTCGCCTACTGCCAGCAACGCTGGAGCCTCACCAACCTCGGCTGCTATGGCGTCAGAAAGATCAAAGGCTCAAACAAAGACCGCTGGTCAGCTCATGCGTTCGGCGCAGCTCAAGACATGAGCTACCGAGGCGGCCCTCACCGCTCCGTCATCGTCGACGAGGTCATCCCGTTCCTCGAGCATCACGCCGACGCCCTCGGCATCCAACGGATCCACGACTACTGGGCGAAACGCTACTGGCAGTCAGGTCGAGGCTGGATCGAACGGCCCCCAGGCTCCAAAAACGACCACCTGCACATTGAGACGACCGCCGAAGCGTGGGCCGACGCCCGCAGCGTCGAGGAACGCATCGGCACCGCCGGCCCGATCCCCAGCTCAAAACCAGCACCGGAGCCACGGCCGGCCCCCGGCAAACCGACATGGAAAACATGCCGGCTCGGCGACCAGGGCGACAACGTCCGCCAGGTACAGCAGGTGCTCCGTGACCGGGGCTACAAAAACTCGACCTCGAGGAAACTGATCGTCGTCGACGGCGACTTCGGATCGAACACCGACAGGCGTGTCCGCCAATACCAAAAAGACAACCGCCTCACCGTCGATGGAATCGTCGGACCCCAAACCGCCGGCAACATGGGCCTCTGCTGACCTAAACACTTGACCCTGTCGCAGGGTTCTGCTTACCATGAGCCTCCCATCACCAAATCGGAGGTATTCCATGAAGGTTCTGCTCTTTGCGTTACTCACGCTCGGCCCGCTCGGCTTCCTCGTCAAGGACATGCCCAGCGAAGCCGAACTGACACAAGACACAGTCGTCCCATACGCCCGACCCATCATCATTGAGCCGGCCGGTACGACAACCTCGACCTCGGACCCCGTGACGAGCACGACGGCGGATGCCCCCGAGGTCAGGCTCACCATTCCGAGCACGACGGATACCTCCGTGGCTGATGGGGCTAAGTGCCCGGAATGGTGGGCCACCGCCGCAGCGATGGGCTGGCCCGCCGAGCTGCTTCCCACACTTGACGAAGTGATGTGGCGCGAGTCACGATGCCAGGCTGACGCGACGAACGGCGCAGACCACGGCCTCGTCCAAGTGAATTGGGCGACATGGCAGCACCTAGTCGAAGGGCTCGGCTACACGAAACAGTCCCTCTATGTGCCGGCGATCAACCTGCTGATCGGCCGGCTCATCTATCAGGCAGCAGTCGACTCAAACTATCGCTGCCCTTGGTCCCCCTGGAGCGCGTCCGGTAACTACTGCAAGTGAGCAGCGTCATGGATCTGTTCTCACCATTTGAGCGAGGCATGGACGCCTCAGCCGCCGCCGCCCGCCGCTGGACAGACCTCGAGGTCGCCCAGGTCGACGAAGCAATCCGCAAATGCGCCTACTTTCAGCCGTACTTCACAGCTGACGACATTTGGGAACGACTCCCGAAAGATTTCCCCGTCACCAAAGGCCTCGCGTCAAGGCTGAACAAAGCAGCGAACGCCGGCCTGATCGAAGCGACCGACCGAACCTGCAAGTCCCGACGAACAAACGAGCACGGCCACGGCCAACGGCTCACAATCTGGAGGTCAATCTGATGGCATTCAAACTTGACGGATACGTCACCGTCAACGAACGGCTTACGATGGCGCTCGAGCGTTGGCCTGAGCTTCGCGTGGTGGAAGCGCCGCCAAAAGTCGTCCAAGTGGGCGACTCGACCTTTATTGAGGTCACCATCACCGTTTGGCGCGACCCATCGGACACCATT